GCTTGTTGTCCTATAGCACCTTGTGCTGCAGTTAAAAATGGTTGATAAGATCCTATACCTGATGTTGCAAGATTAATTGCTTGCGATTGTAATGGATCTTCTCCAGCAACAAATTGTCTTCCTGTAAATGTACCTGTATCTATTGGTACAGATGTTGTTGCTGTTAATTGTTTTCCAAAATCTTTTGCCGTGTCTTGTAAATAATCTGGTAATGCCATTATGCTAATCTACCCTCCAACATTTGTGTTTGATCAAACATTTCCTGCGCAGGATTCATACCCTGGGATTCTTCAGATATAGTACCACCTGCTTCTAAATTGTCCATCATGTTTTGCATAACTTCAGCGCCTTTGTCTATATCGCCTTGGCCTGCAGCTCTTACAGCATCTGCTGTAAATACAAATTCGTTTTTAGATAATCTTGCAGGTACATCATCTGCTCTTTCTTCTTCTCCTAGTGGTACAAAACCACCTTCTCTATAATCTTTTTCTAAACCACCCATATCTATCATACCGCCTTCTGCATATCCTGGTAGATTAGCTAACCCACCATTAGCAGCATAAAAATTTCTAACAAATTTTGGTTGTGGTAAGAATCTTAAACTTGAATCTTGGTTTCTAGCTTGATTTACTATATCAGAAATATTATCTGGTGTTACTGAAAATGGAGTATCTGGTTCTTCTTCCTCTTCATCACCACCCATAAAAAATGGTGCAGCTATACTAGCAGCACCTAAACCTAATAATGCTTTTTTACCGAAACTTAAATTATTAAAACCGCTTAAAGCTTTACCAAAAAGACCTTGCTTACCTACTCCTGGCGCTCCTCCAGGTATACCAAATAGACTTGGGAGAGACGCAGCTATTCCTTGTTTACCTAATAAACCTGTTGCTGCTCCACCAAAACCTGCTCTACCAAACAGTCCACCTATTTGTGTTCCTGGTAAACCAAACATTAATGCGCCACCAATAGCAGCTTTACCTAGTGGTGATTTAACTACTTTCTTTACAGCACGTTTAGCTTTTCTTACAATCTTACCTAGAAAATAACCTTGTCTAGGTTCTTCTAGTGTCATAAGTCCACCCATATTACGAAGTTGTCTTTCCATATTCATTCTAGATATTGTCATAGTTTACTATTGTGAGTTGAAATAATCAAGTATTTCATTTTGATCTACCATATTTCGACTTGCTCCTGTAATATTATTAGTATTAACAACTGGATCTGTATTAAATCTACCAACTGAGTTGTTATTAAAAACATCTATTATGCCATTTGATGTAATAGCATTTGGATCATTTGTTGTAAAACTAGTGTCTTGTATTTTTTCTCCAAAAGGACCAATTTCTTCATCATCTTTTGTAAATCTATTTGTATATAATCCTAATTCATTAAACTTAGCCATTGGATTACGCATGTCATAAGTAGGCTCATTGTAATTTTTTCCAAAGCCAAACTTTCTTCCTAGACCTCGTATAAGGTTTCCAAATAATCCACCACTACTAAGAATACCAAATATACCGCCTTGTCTATTACGTAAGGCTCTACTAGCTAATTCTCCTTGATAGTTTTGTTGGTTCGCAAAATCTTTAGCAGCTTGTATTTCTTCTGGTGATACAACATTTTTACTATCAAAAAAACCTGGGTTAACTCTTTGACCTGCACCCGATACAATAGCTGCAGATCTAAAATCACTTGCATCTTTATCTGACATACCTGATCTACCGCCACCGGTTTCAGCTGAACTGATATCTCCACCACCTACATTTTGACTTGAGTCTGTTGATCCAAAACCATTTAAACTCATAATACCAGATGGTCCTTTGTTGACACCACCTTTTAATGATCCATGTAAATCTTTTTTAACTAATAAATTTTTTTCTGCTTTTGTAATGTATGCTAATTCTGTTTCAGGATGATCTGGACTAGATTTCCATTTAACAGGAGCTGTAACTTGTTTTTGTTTACCTAAGTAGTTTCTTACACCACCTTGCATTTCATATTTTATTTTTTTATCAATCATCGTCTTTTTCAGATGCTGCACCTAATGCAGGCATCTTTGCTACCTTTATTTTTACAGATCTTGTTACATGTTCTCTTTGAGTATCAGTATCTGGATTGTTAATATCATCTTCAGCCTCTTGGTCTGAACTATATTCATAATTAGTTTCTTTATTTCTTAACACTATTTCAGCCTCACATTTTACGACAGGTACTTTTTTACCGTCTACTTCAATATATTCTACTGATCCTTCTTCTTTAAAAGCCATATCTATTCCCTATTTATTTGTAACACAGAAATTACAATATGTAACCTATTTCCTGTGGCTGCAGTCGCTTTTATTATCTCACTTTCTTGAAGAACTATGGGCTGCGATAGTAATTCTAGTGTTTCATTAGCAGATACAGCTTTGGTTTTGAATAAACTAAATACATTTGCTGATGCATCTGTCAAGGTCAAAGTTACAGTATCCGCGTTTCCCGAGTCCTCAGATACTATTATTGATTTTATTATACCAGTTGTCGATGCAGGAACTGTATACACTACAGTTTCTCCATTAGTTGTCAGGTCTTTTTTAGCGTTTGTAAATACGTTAGCCACCTATAAACCAGGACACTCGTTCCTGCTCCTGTTTGACTTCATCTAAAAATGTAGAATTCAATTGATCCTTCATAATAGTTAAAGCTCTGTTAATTTGTTTTTGGTTTGATACATCATACTCTTCTTTTGGTTCTGGTAATCTAATATTAATCTTTGTCATTATCTTCTACCGTCTGGTTGTATGTCTAGTCTAAGCGTGCCATATCTCCATGACTCACTAGCTGTATCATTTTCTATTTTTATATTTAAAAATCTACCTCTAGCTCTTGTGTCTTTTTTAAGAGTAGACGAGGTAATTGTAAATGGACTTAATGCAGTAGTTACTTGTGTATCTTGTGGGTATCGTTTTACACCAAGGGTTACTTTTGCATTACCTTGCAATGATTTAAAATCAGGAACAAATCTACGTAAAGCTAGAAAAGCTTCACCAGATAATTTTTCTTTCATACCTCTTTGTCTAGCTTCAAGGTCTATATCAAATGATTTTATAAAAGAGGTAAGAGCTGTAGTAGTACCGTTTGGATTTACTTGATCAGTTCCTACTTCATGCTCAAATAATGTTGTTTGACCTAAACCAGACTCACCAACTATTGCAGGAAAAGTACCTGTAGCTGTAGAATCATATTTTGTTGCAAAAGGTTTTGGATATATGGTTGCATCAATCCATGATGTTCTAGCTTCTGTTCCTGTGTACCATATACCACCAGGCATTTTTATAAGTGAAGACTCTCCAAAATTAAATACAACATACTTATCATTGTACTCTGAATTAGATGATGGGTAATACCAAACAATTTCTGTAAATAAATTATTAAGCCCTGCTGTTATTTGTTGACCTTTTGTTGTATCGATATTTTCAAACACATGATCTTCAACTGTGCATGGTAAAGATTTTACTGTACCATCAAATGCAAAAAAACCTTTAGGTGACATCCAGTATGCAATACCATCTATTTCAACTGCAGCATTCTTACCTATTAGTCCACAGTTTGTACCAACTTGTTCAAAGCCAAATGTAAATGGTGCACCGACAAACTTCATTGTGTATAAAGCATTGTCGGTCCATATCAAGATTGTCTCCTTAGCTTTTAATGCTCCCATAATTTTTGTACCGTCTTGCAGTCTTTGTGTACCTGCCGTATTAATAGCTGTTGGTGCATAAGTATTAATACCTTCTTGGTCAGAAAATCTTATAAACATATCATCTTGTGTTGTTGTGTTTCCAATAGTTGTTTCTGTTGCAAGATGAATTAAGTGTCTTGTTGTTGGTGACACAAGTGTAATCCTACTTGCTGTGGGGTTAGATGATGTAGAAAAATTAGTTGTTGTTGTAGATGCTCTATTTGTAAGTGGTGTAGCTGCTCCACCGTTCCATGTAAAAGTTTTACCGTTTGCAATAGTTGCAATTAATACTTCACCAAAATTATCTAATGACCATAGTCCAGGTTCTAATGCAACATCAGATGCAGCTGCTGCTTCACCCCAGTTACCATTACCATAACCAGTTACACCCCAACCATAACCATATGTTTGCGCTCTTGGTCCAACTGGTTCGTAAGGTTTAATACTTAAACTACCACCTGTTGATACAGTGCCACTTGCATTACTAACTTGATTAATTGTAAATGTCCCTGTTGTTGGTGCAGATATAACTTGAAAGTTTTTATCTTCAAATTGTGTATTAGTAAAACCTGTGCCACCTGGTAGTGTTACAGAATCTAATTGAACTATATCTCCAACAGCTAATCCATGTGCAGATTTTGTAATAGTACAAGTTGGTGATCCGTTTGTTGTTGCAATAGTAGCTGATGTCAATGTAGTTTTAAGTGGTGTTACATCGTGAAGCTGTCCTTCAAAATATATAAGTAAAAATTTATCTGTTCCAATTGCAACATACCTATTACCAGATAGATCTGTAAAAGCATGCATGGCTCTTGCAACTCCAACCATTGTACTTGTTACAAGTGATGACCATCCACCTACTTTTTCTGGTAGACCATATCTAAATCTAACATTATCAGAATCAACCCAACGATTCTCTGCTCCAGCATCAGAAGATTGCTTGTCAATTCCTGGTAAGAATGCGTATTC